CCGAGAGACAACTTCGTTCATGTAAATTGTATATCCCAAATATGCTCCAGCGAGAACCCTATCACCTTTAAGGAGGGTTAAATCAGAATACTCTTCACTTAAAGACGTTTGTTCAATCTCTGCCTTGAATGTCTGGCGGGGGTCTACAAATTTCATCGAGGGGTAGTCAAGTAAGGATGAACGAAGAATGGCGGACAGCCTGTCACGCATGAGTGTTGTTTCTTCAGAACCTTCTGTTCGAACCCAAACATAAGTTCGCATATTGTAAGCAACGCGATATTCGGGGTCTGAGCCAATAAAGCCCAGACGATCAAAATATGATGTGGAAATAGCAACCGTGATAATGGTGGGCCATTCGTCCATTGCTAATGGTTCGTAGGTAAGAAATTTGATTGGCGTTGGGAGTGTTGCATCATCGAGACCCCAGCCATTTCGGTATGCCACTATCCTAGTTGGAATATCGTAAGATAAATAGTTGTTTACAAATGATTTTGCAAAATGTGATCCGTGCATTAGTGGGGCGGGCATATTTATCCCTTAATTCCAAAAGTTTCGCCATCAGCAATATATTTCACAGCCCACTTGCCCCATTTATCGGCAACATTATTGGGTTCAAAAATGATTGGGCGTTTAGGCATTTTTGTTGTTCCGTATTGATGGAATTTGGCGTATTCAATATTAGTGCCAAAATACGCTTCGTCATCTTTGATGTCGTTTGGTGCACCATGAAGACTTCTGACGCTGTTAAATAGTTGCCCGCTACGAATCAAAATAGGCCCTGCGGAACCTCTCCATGCTGCGTACTTTGGACTTAAAGGTTTCCATCCGCCATAATTTCCGCCCTCTGTTTTGAAGTTATTCGACCATTCTTTTTCTAGGTCGCTGCGTATATCATTAAATATTGGTCGGAATGATTTCATGCGTCTTTGCATGTCGTCAATTCTGTCAAAACCTTGAGGATTTTGAAGCCTAGAAGTAATTTCGACAACTAATGGCCTGGCCATTATGCAGCCCTCACTCGGCGATAACGCTTAACGGTCATTAATTCTGAATCCATGAAACCTGTTTGCAATGGTGCGACATTGCGAGTATTGAGGTCTTTAACACCAACGACATCGTCGTGCATGTTTTGCATTTCTCGTACTGCGGCACGGAGAATCAGCAGTTTAAATATTGCTATTTCAGTACCATCGATGCCTGCCTCGTAGTCGATTGTGACAACGTCGTTAGCAAATCCACGATAAAGATCAATGCCAAAACGACGAATCACATAGTCGCTTCCTGTTGCTATGGCGCTGCCGCCTACTGTCATTGCACCAATTGATGCTGGCATGTCAATAACGGAGAATGTATTTGTTGTTACTTCGGTTATTTCACGAGCAACTACGTTGTACAGAATCGGTACCATGCTTTTGATGGTCACTCTTTGGCCGCGTGTAAATTTATGACTACTTGCGGTGTAAGTAACTTTTGTGCCTACTTGTGAGACTGCCGTGACTGTCGCCGAACGTTCCATTGCTTCACTCATGTATTGTCCAGAGACTGACCAGTTTTTGATGAATACGCTGTTGACTTTTACGATTGGGGAGTTTCTGACGCCGATTGTTGATGGCGGTTGCGAGTAGGAGATTGGTGACATGGTTGTGTCTAGGGATGTGTTGTAAAAGAATGATGATGTGGGCATTCCGACGTAGTCTGAGGGGATGACGTATTCTTCTACGAAGTTTTGGACTTCTATTGGGCGTCGTAAAAAGGACTCCAATTCACTTTGAAGTCCAGCCAACACAATTTCAGCCGCATCTTGTTGGCGTAGTGAGAAGCGGATGTCCATATATGTGGTTAAATCATTGACACTAACCAGCATAACTCACCATCCTGTAAATAGAATATTACGAATTATCAGCGTCCGCCACTACGGATAATGTCACGAAGACGAGCAGTCGGATTCACACCACGACCAGCACGACGACGACGACGCTGAAAAAGATTTCGTGCAGCACGACGAATTCTTCCAGGAGTACGTCCAGTGTCAATATCTGCTGTTGTGCCAGGCTGAACCTTAATCCAACCGATGTTACGAATGTTGCGCATAATAACCATCCTTTATGTATGTGCAGTTTTTATTCTACCACGATTATCTATCAGGATTTGGCGGCGCCTCTGCAACAATGGGCATTTTATCCACAGTCCCTGGAGGTGCCTCAACCGGAACCCACGCCCGAGAATAATTATGTTCTGATATTTTTCGTTGTTTGATGATTGTTGGGTTCATCATCAGTTCCAACTCATCAAATTTCATACAAAAACGCTTCACAAAATCTTTTTCATCAAACTTACGGCTTTTCTTCAAAAGTCGGACAATAGATGAAAGTTGTTTCGCAACCATATTCCCACGACCACGGTTCATTTGAACATGGAGAACCATGGCATCAAGTTCATCGCAATCCACATACGTCACAGGCAAACCATCAGGGAATAAGGCTGACAGATTTTTGTTTCCTGCAATTAGTTTATATCTCTGACTACCATCAATAATTGAATTATCTTCTTTACGAACCACCAAAGGAGACATAATCCCAAAAGAAGACAAAGAATCAGCCAAAACAAGCAAATCAGGACGCAAAATATAAACAGTATTCCAAGAAGGAACACTCAAATCACCAATAGCCACAAAATCAATCTTCATAAAAAACAACATCCTCATCTTGTTTAGCAGCAGCAACACGCAACGCATGCGCCCTAGTACCAGGACCAACCGGACTAACCGACATCCCAGACAACTCATTCAAAAATATATTCCTAATAAGCCACTCAATTGGATAAGAATACGGGTCCTTCGCATTCTTCTTCCTAAACTCGGCAGAAAAAGACAAAGCACGACTCCTCTTCGTCTCACCAATCATGAAAGTATCAATCGCCCGCATGACACCATTCCAACCCTCGGCAGCAAACATCGCAATAACTTTCTCGACATCATATTCAGACCACCAACGACGCTGAGCATCAATCTCAGGAAAACAGTCCCACAAGCGATCATAAAACTCGGGCTCCGTAGCAACTAAATCACCAATCCTACGAATAGCAATAGAGTGCAACGGAATACCCACACGAGTATTAGAACCAGTCAAAGCCGCAACATCGTAATACTCGCAATAATCAGCACCGTGCTCCTCGTTGAGGAATTTAAAAACGTCATCCGTCTGCCAATCGTAAATCACCTTAGCCATCTTAAGAGGGATTCCCTTTTTGCTCTTATATGGCGTAACAATATAGTTTTCATGCAGTTTTTGAACACAGGAACGATATCTAATCATTGACTCAGAAGCACGAACACCAGTCAAGAAAGCAACATTACCTTTCTTGCCCTGCATGGTGTAGTAATCAATATGGTTAGTCATTGGTGTTGAATGATCTAAGCCAAAATGGTATCCAGTAATTACGTCATCAGGCAAAGGCCTACAGGTGCGTCCTTCTTTGATGCGTTTTTCACCCCAAATCATAATGGATTGACGTCGACCCAACACCCATACTTCGGTTCCATAGGGCAAGCAATACCATTCAAAATCTACCCAGTCATAATTCTTGATTTTATTGATGTAATCAAGAACAAATGGGCTAACCATTTCTTCATCTCGGAAAATAACTTTGACAGGCCCCAGGCCACGTTCTTCATGAATTTCTTTAGCAAGATATAAAACTGCGCTTGAGTCTTTACCACCAGAGAATTGAACGCAGACAGTGTCAAAAGTGTCGTATACGTGCCTAATTCTTTGACGGGCCGCTTCTACGCATGAGATATCCAGAAACATGCGCTGACGCGTCATGATGTTCCCCTATTTTTGCAGTTTAGTAACATTGGTCTCAACAGTATCAGTTGCGTCGACCTTTGTCCAGCCTTGTTGTAAAAAACTTTCGTTCAAAGTTTTAAGTTGCGCCATACCACGCGAACCATTCCTCATCAAATAACCGTGACCGCCAGTCACCTCGCAAGTCATACTGCAAATTTTCTCGTACTTACGGACAACCAAATCCATACCTTCACTATTATGCGGATTAGAAGGACTGTAGTAATAACGCAACCCACCAAATTTTTCTTTAATTTGAAAAATAGTGTACTGAGGATCAAGTAAAGAAAGTTCCTTATCGCAAATTGACACAAGTTTCCACCAACCCTCATCACATGAAATACGAACGCCGTACTCTGGGTTAATGCGCGACAATACCGGCTGCCTTTTTACGAAGGTCTAATTTCAAAACAAGTATCCCATCTTCAAACGTATACTCACAGTCACCAATCATGGCAAAATCTTGAAAATCAACTTTTGCTTGATCAACAAATTGGGCTCGCTCTGATCCAGCAACTGGCGGCAGGGGACGTTTCTTAACTGCCTCAGCACGTTCCCTAAAACGTGCCAGCATCTCATCAATTTTTAGTTCCATTATCATATTCTTCTTTAGTCACAAAACGAACGAGTGTTTCCCTATCTCTAGGAACAGGGTCACCACCAGGCCACACCTGTTCCATGGGGGTCTCCAAAACATACCAAGTACGAGAATCAGTTTCAATAATTTTGTACTTACGTATTCTCTCTACCGTTGATTCATAACGAATTCTATCGATGTCTTCATTATGCGCCATCTTCTATTTCCTCATACAGTGAATTGAATCTACCATCAT